CCCCTCCAACACTCCTATTTAATCCACGAGGATTAGTAGTCTTCCCAATTGGTGCTACAGTTGGTGGCATTGCTCCACCTTGCAATAAGTCTATTGGTGCTCCTGCTTCCGCAAACTGCGAACCCCCTGGTGCTGGTGTTCCTCCAAGCATAGCAATTGCTTCTTTCATGACAGCTGGAGGTATTGCGCCTACGCCTTTCATTTGCCCTTGTTGTGGCATCTGTTGTCCTGCTGGTGGCATTCCTTCTGGCATTCCTGCTGGCATTGCTCCTTCTGCTCCTGGTGGCATTTCTCCCTCTGCTCCTGGTGGTAATTCTTGACCCTCTCCAGCGTCTTTAGCAACTGAATCAAGCGACCAATCCCAACTATGAAGTATCTTTGATGTAAGCTTTCTTGGATCAACAAATGGTAAATTAATAAGCAATTGAAATAAGTCCATACCTTGTTTCTTTTCAATATCATTCTTTCCAGCAATTGATGGAAGAACGGCTGCTTTATAATCAAATTGTCCCATTAAATCATCTTTCTCAATTAATGGATATAACTCTTTGCCGTCATCTCCAATAATTCTTATTGTCATTGATTCTGTGAAAAATTGTCTATACATAGATAACCAATATCTCATCAAGTCAGCATATGCATCGCCCAAATGATTGATAAATAATCTAACACGCTCTAATGTAGACTCGCGAAGATGTCTAATTCCAGTGGCACTTCCAGTATTCGATGCTGCTCCCATAGAGAAGTCATCAACACCAGAGCCATATCTCATGTCACCCTTCAATAATTCTTCTTCTTTATATGAACTTGATTTAACATCAGAGAATTGTACTTCTTTTACAGAATCTGGAATCGGTGTATAAATGATTCCGAATGGTCTAGTTACTAATTCATTCTTATCAACATTTGCTAATGGATTTACAATCCACATTTTATGAATACTCATAGTAACTGAATCCAATCTTTGATTCTTAATCATGTTCAACATGATTTGTGGTTGTTCAAGTATCATAGGAAGTCCATATCCTTCAAACTCATGTGATAATTTTAAATATGGTACATTGATAAATGGAGCTTCTTTGAAGTCATATGGATTTGGCATTTCTCCTCCCTTCAAAACAGGAATATCATTAACCATTACAGCATAAGAATCATCAAATGGTCTCCACCACTCAAATACTTCATGCATTTTTAAATCAGGGTCATCTTGCGAATCATATATATTGGTTGTAATTCCTGAACTAGAAACATTATGATCATCACCCTTTACAATACCTTCTTGGGTTGTTTTTACTTCATTTCTAACAGAAGCATAATCAGTCAAATCTCCTGCTCCAGATTCAAAAGCCATCGCTAATCTCTTTTTATCAATAGCATTATATCTTCTTTTTATAGATGCTCCCGTAAGAACTAATCTTTTGAACCAAAACTGTTTGCTTTCTTTTGGAACATTACGCCAGTCATACCATAAACTATAATTATCTACCCACTCTGCATATGGTGCATCATAAAATGTCTTAGTTTCTTTTTTCCATTCATATTTCTTTTTAGTCAAATCTGTGCTTTTTAAAAACTTATTTGTTCTAACATCTTTCTTCCAACTAACCTGAAAATAACCAGAACCATATATCAAAGACGAACGAGTTATTAATTCATTGGTAGAGTCCATCTTAGCAATCTCCCATGTGTAATCAGTAAGGTCCTGTAATTTATTAGCCTTTAACTGGTCATTTGAATTTCTTCCTTGGACTACGAAATCAGGTCTAGCGTCTAAAATACGAGGCATCAACGTTTCGACTACCGCCTGCGTATATGGAATAAATATATTTGCTTGCCATCTTTTTATTTGTTTAGCCCTATCACCATTATAAGCAATATATAACTTATATGATCTATCTAACCTTGGTTTAATGCAGGACAAAAAATATTCTCTAGCATCATCAACTTGCATTCTAAATTTTTGCATCATAGCAGTTTCCTTTTTGCTATAATCTTCTGGCCTGTAATCTTCTGTTTTTGCCATATAATTCTAATTAGTTATTAATTTTATTTAGTAAGAAAATGATTTTGGAAGGTGTTCCCTATAGTCTATCTGCTCAAGTTTTTTATCACTCATTATTTTGAATCCTTGGAAACCAATACCAGCAGCAAAGATACAATCATCGTGAAATCCAGATCTTGGAACCATATCTCCGTTGTCGTTATATATAAATACAGACATTTCGTCTACTAATTCTTTACTATGAATAGTAAGCACGTTTTCCCTGCATGCCTGTGCAAAGTCATCTATCAATAATGGTCTAGTTACTTTTGTTGTTTTCCATCCCATCCTATCACTAATAGCTGAAGACAATTTTTCAAAAGTTGATTGACGAAAATACATTGAAGGATAAATCTTTTCTTTTAATGTATTCATTGTGGCTATGCCATGATTATTAATTTCAACAACCATTAAAGCATTATTATACTCCCTTCCTTGTTTGTTTAATTTGTCTCCAAATCTATCTGGTGGAAGCAATCCCCTAAACATAGCAACTTCCTCTCCAGTCTTTCTGTCCCAAATAATAGCAACTGAATAATCTCCACCTTCCACACCTTCTGATACATCAGCTCCTACAATATATAAACCTCCTGACTCTGGTTTTTTGTATATTCTCCAACCATCTATCTCTTGCACAAAATGTTCTCCGTCTTTTGCTTTTACTAAATCGCCAACTTTCAAAACATTTCTTCTTTGTGCTTTAATAACTGAAGGATCAAACACAGATCGTCCAGAAGCTAAAAATTCTAAACCATATTCTTGCGCAAACCTTAATGGATTACTTTTATATACTCCTGTATTTCTAATATAATCTATCTCTTCGCGAGAATATCCCCACCACCATCCATACTCCTTCTTGACATATTGATTATCTTCTGCCATCCACATTTTATGATATAAATCTCCTTGTCCACGTGGTGTTGATTCTATTACTATTTTACCACTCATTGGAACAGACGCTTCTAATGTCATCATCTTCTCCTCTTGATTATCCCAACTTGAAAGTTCCGTCGCCAACACATTATTAAGTGTATATCCACGACCAACATTCTGTGTAGATGGTAAAACTAAAATCTTGGAATTAAGTTCAGGAAAACTGATCTCGTATTTTGAGTCATATTGAATGGTTGGCTTTAGCTCGTCTGGAGTTGTTTTGTAAAAAGTTTTAACTTTATTTAAAAGTTCTGCCGTCAAATCAGTATTATATCCAATGATAGCTGTAGTGGTACTTGGAACAGTAATAGTGTTATGATAAAAATATCCAACCATTGCCGTCGAAAAACCGATTTGTCTCGCCTTTAAAATAATAACCCTATTAGACTCATTAACTGTATTAAACAAATCCTTCTGCGCTTCGTTTAATATAAAAGGTATTAATTGTCCAGGCTCCTTTCCTTTAATCTTTGTAAAATTTTCGAGATAAAATTTAACATCTCTCAATTTCTCTATTGAAAAATCAACTTTATTCATATATTCATATACTTATTTATATAATTCTCTTCCCATATCTCTCTCTTCTTCCTGTCTTTTCTTCTCTTCTGGCGGAGTCTTTGGATGAACAACTTCATACTTCTTGACTTCTTCCACTTCTCCTTCTATTATATTTTTATTAAGAGCTTTTTTCTCCTGTTCTTTAACTACAGCATCAGATATAAGTTCTTCCCATGTTTTTCCACCACCAGTCTCATTCTTTTCGTATCTATCTAATCCTAAAGACTTGAGGAATGTTTGTAATGCTTGTAACTTTTCTCTAGATGATCCAGCATCGGTATAAACTTCCTTTAGTCCTTCAACAATATAATCAAGGTCAATGCCAGCCCTAGCTAATGCCGAATGATATTCTTTTCTAATTGCCAGCTTGTCTAATGTACGATAAACGTCAGCAACTTTATTTAACTTTGCTATCTTTCTTAATTCCTCTGGATCTGTAACTCCGTTAGACAATGCTTTAATCAATAAATTTTGAGCATACTTATTTTGTCTATAAAATGGAACATCACCCTGAATAAAAATAACTGGTTTAAGTTTTTCTTTCATAATTATTTGTTTACTAATTTAATAACTGGCATATGCACATGAGAATATATAAATATATATGTCTCTCCATTATCTTCATTATAACAAGAGATATAATTTATAATATAATCTAAGAATTTAGTATAATTCATTTCCATCTTCTCTCCATAATCTAACAAATCAAGACGCTCTGGCATTTTGCAGACAAGAGATAAACATTCTAAATTCATGTATTTATATGGATATTTATATTCTCCTCCGAATGGATTATTAGATTCAAAATTTGGATAAAAATCATCGATATAACTTTCTATCTTTCCAGCAAAACCTCCTGGGAAAACTGCCTTCATAGAATGACCGACATAATACCTTATATATACACCAAATGCTCTATCTAATTCTTCTCCATTTGAATGCATCTTCTCTCTTCTCTTTCCATTGTAACAGAAGCGCCTAATTAACCAATTGATCTTTACTAAATTGTTAAAAAACGACTCATGTAAATCATCCATTGTTTTCTTAAACATTTCTGTATATTTCGTTATATTTTCTGGGGCGCCTTCAAATGTGCTTAATTTATTTATATCACATTTTCTTTTTATCAACTCATTACCAGTAAATACTCTCTCATATTCACGATGAGTATAATTCTTAAACTTCATAATTTTTATTTTACATTATTCTCTCAATCCTTGTTGTTGTAGGTTGTTGTATTTAGACATTAATCCTTCTGGTGGTATGCTTGCTTCTTCTTCAACAACTTCTTCTTCTGCTGGTTGTTTCTCAAAATCAGATGATAAACTATTCAGAGCTGACTCAAACATTATCACTAAATCTGGATCTTGTCTTTCTAGTTGCTGTAAAAACTTCCCAACAGATTCTCTATTTCCAGGATCTATTCCTGCCTCCAGCATAGTGTCAAAAATATTTTTCAAGATACCCATTTTTAGTTCTTGAATTTTATTTTTAGCAATATACCTCTCTGCCTGATAAGCACCTTCTTTGTTCTCTACATCTGAGAACTTTCTTTGTAAATCCAATTTTGCATCACCTTTTAATGCTTGTTGTAATTCAAGATTAGGATCTCCAACTGGAAGTTCCGATGGAAGCCCCTCTGGCATTGCTCCTGGCATTGCTCCTGGCATTGCTCCTGGCATTGCTCCTGGTATTGCTCCTGGCATTGCTCCTGGCATTGCTCCTGGCATTGCTCCTGGAGTTGGCATAGCTTGTGGCAT